TCTACGCCAGGGGCGTCGCGGCGACGACGACCGGCTCGGTCGTCCTGTTCGATCAGGACGGCTGGACCACGACGCTCGCCGCCGCCAACGACAAGGGCAGCCTCGGCACCGCGATGTCCGCCAACGGCGCCGGCCAGTACGGCTGGTATCAGGTGTTCGGCAAGGGCGTCGCCAAGGTGCTCGCCGGCTTCGTCGACAACGCCGACTGCTACCTGACCGCGACGGCGGGCAGCGTCGACGATGCCGATGTCGCCGGCGATTTCATCGTCGGCATGAAGGGCGCGTCCGCGACCGGCACGCCTGCGGCGGGTCTCGCCGAGGTCGAGCTGTTCTATCCGCGCGTCACCGACGGCGCCGACGATTAGGCGCTGTTTCCATCCCACGGAGAACCGATACGCCATGACTGCATCCCTGTACGTCAAGCGCTGCTGGAGCGAGTTCAAGCCCGATCCCAACGACGCCGCCAGGATGGTCGCGGTCGATTGGGTCGAATACGGCCCGGTCGGCTCGCTCGACCGCTCGCTCACGCGCGAGCGGGTGTCGCGCCTGCGCGACTGCCTGCCGGCGGACCAGGCCAATCCCGCGGTCGCCATGGCGCGCGCGCGCTGGGATGCGATCAAGCCGTCCTACGAGAGCTGGAAGAGCGGCCAGGAGATGCCGGTGAACGGCACGCCGCTCGCCGCCTGGAACGCGCTCACGCCGGAGCACGCCGACGTGCTGCGCTCGCGCTTCGTGCGCACCGTGGAGGACGTCGCGCAGCTCACCGACGCGCATGTCGAGCGCATTCCGATTCCGCGCATGCGCGACCTGATCCGCCAGGCCCAGCTGTTCGTGGAGTCGGCCGATCCCACGCGGTTCGCGCACAGCCTGGAGAAGAAGGAGCACGAGATCGCCGCGCTCAACGGCCAGCTCGAGTCGCAACGCGACGAGATCGCAGCGCTGACCGCCAAGGTGCAGGATCTGGCCGGGAAGGTCGCCGACGCCGCTGCCGACACGCAACCCAAGCGCCCCCCAAGCAAGGTGAATAGCGAATAGCGAATAGATCGCAGCGCGCTTCCTCCACTATTCGCTACTCGCTACTCGCTATTCGCTACCAGGTTAACCGCCATGAGCCTCATCACGATCATCCAGAACGCCGCCGACCGGCTCTCGCTGCCGCGCCCGTCGGCGGTCGTGCTGTCGTCCGACCAGACCGTGGCGCAGCTGCTCGGGCTGGCGCAGCAGGAAGGCAAGGAGCTCGCGCGCGCGGGCGCCTGGCAGGCCTTGGTCGCGGAGCAGACGTTCCTGACCGTTGCGCAGGAAGCGCAGAGCAACGCAATCCCGGCGGACTTCGACTGGATCGTCCCGGATACCGCGTTCAATCGCACCGCGCGGCGCCGGCTCGCCGGCCCGCTGACCGCGCCCGACTGGCAGTCGAGCAAGGCGACCGTGACGCTGGTCGATCCGGCGTTCCGGCTGCGCGGCAACGCGATGCTGCTCACGCCGGCGCCGGGGCCGGGCGAGACGATCGCCTACGAGTACGTCAGCCGGAACTGGTGCCGGTCGGGCGGCGGCGCGCCGCAGGCGGCCTGGGGCGCCGACCACGACACCGCCCTCATCGACGAAGAGCTGCATACGCTCGGAATCGTCTGGCGCTTCAAGAAGTCCAAGGGCTTCGACTACGCGGAGGATTTCGCCACCTACCAGATCCAGGTGAAGCAGGCGCTGAACCGCGACGGCGCACGCCCGCGCATCTCAACCGGTCCGGCGAGCGGCGCGCGCATGCCGATGGCGCCGCAGGTGCCGGACACGCTGGTGTTGTGATGCGGGCAATCACTAAGGCACGACCTCGCAGCTTGTCATGGCCCGCGACAGCGGGCCATCCAGTACGCCGCAGCCCATCAGTGATGGCGAGTCCTCTGCAACCCGCCACGCTCGGTGCTTGCTGGATCACCCGCTTGCGCGGGTGATGACAGCGAGGTGGCATCATCAAGAGCAACAGTGAACCCCCATGCTGCGCCGACCCGCCCGTTCCAATCCCGCCCGCCGACAGGTCGCGAGCGGCGCCTCGATTCCGGCGCCGGTCGGCGGCTGGGACGCGGTGTCGGCGCTCGCCGACATGCCGGCGGATCGCGCCGTCGTGCTCGACAACTGGTTTCCCCGGCCGGGCGACGTGGAGGTGCGGCGCGGCCACAAGGCGTTCGCCTTCGTCGGGGACGCGCCGGTCGACACCCTGATGGTCTACAACAGCACGACCGCGGTCGCCTCCAGACTGTTCGCGGTCGCGGGCGGAACGATCCACGACGTCTCGCCCGGCGGCGCCGGAATTCCGACCGGCGTGACGTCGCTCACCGCGAGCCGGTGGCAGCACGTCAATTTCGCCAACCCGGGCGGCAAGTTCCTGTGGTGCTGCAACGGGCTCGACGACCCGCGGCACTACGACGGCACCTCCTGGGCGACGCCCGGCATCGACAACATCACCGGGAGCGACATCGTCAACGTCAACGTCCACAAGAACCGCCTGTGGTTCATCCTGAAGGACTCCACCACGGCGGCCTATCTGCCGACCGGCGCGATCGCGGGCGCGGCGGCGCCGTTCGAGCTCGGCGGCTTCCTCAGCAAGGGCGGCTACCTGGTCGCGATGGGGACGTGGACCCGGGACGGCGGATCCGGGTCCGACGATTACGCGGTGTTCGTCTCCTCGCGCGGCCAGGCGGTGGTCTACCAGGGCACCGACCCGGCGAGTGCCGCGACCTGGGCGATGGTCGGCGTGTTCGATATCGGCGCGCCGATCGGCTATCGCTGCTTCACCAAGGTGGGCGGCGACCTCGCGCTGATCAACATCGACGGCGTGCTGCCGCTGTCGCGCTCGCTGATCGAGGCGCAGAGCGGCGCGGCCGGCGCGATCGCGTTCACCAACCGCATCAACAACGCGATCAACGAGGCGACGCGCGCCCACGCGACGAACTTCGGCTGGGAGTTCACGATCTACCCGCGCGGCACGATGGCGCTCCTCAACGTGCCGATCCGGGAGAGCGAGACGCAGCACCAGTACGTGATGAACACGCTCAACGGCGCGTGGTGCCGCTTCACCGGCATGAACGCCAACACCTGGGCGGTGTTCCGCGACAACCTCTATTTCGGCGGCAACGCCGGCATCGTGTTCCAGGCCGACACCACCAGCCTCGACTTCACGGCGCCGGTCGATGCGATCGGCCAGACCGCCTATCACTTCTACGGCGCGCGCGGCGTCACCAAGCGCTGGACCGTGATCCAGCCGCTGGTGACGACCGACTCGGACGTGGTGCCGTCGGTCGGAATCTCCACCGACTTCAAGGAAAACGCGACGCTCACCACGCCGGCGCCCGCGGCGATTCCGGCGGCGCGCTTCGACGAAGCGACCTGGGACGTGGACGCGTTCCCGGCGGAGTCGCGCTCGGTGTCGGACTGGCTCTCGATCAGCGGCATCGGCCAGTGCGCCTCGGTGCATTTCCGCGCGCGCACCGGCGCCGAGGGCGGCATCAGCCTGTGGGGCAATGCCGAATGGGGACACGACGTATGGTCGGCCGACATCACCGGCGACGTGATCGAGCGCATCAACGGGTTCAACGTCGTGTTCGAGCGGGGCGCGTTCTTCTGAAGCGACCGGGGCGAGCAGCGGGCGTCAACCGAAAAGGCGCCGGACAACCTCATTGGTGCCCCAATCCAGGCGTCTGATCTTCATGGACTCGTCAAGGAGGCGCGACGTGAACAAGCTTACCGCGGCTGTGGTGGTGGCGCTGTCCTTCGCGCCGTTGGAAGCGCTCGCTCAGGAGCGCGCCGGGGATGCGGCGCTGGGTGCGTTGTCCGGAGCGGTCGTTCTTGGACCGCTCGGAGCCGTCGCCGGCGCCGTGGTCGGCTACACGGCGGGGCCCTCGATTGCCCGCTCATGGGGACTGCGGCGATCCAAACCGTCCTATCAGCGACCGTCTGCGCGACGATCCAAAGGAGCCGCGACGCAACCGAAGGCCCGTCAAGCGCCTGCTTCCCAAGAAACATCCGTGAACGGAACCGCCACGCAACGCCCTGCCAGGCAGGTTTCGGCGCCTGCCGTCAGCCGTTCTGCGTCACCGGCGGGCGGCGCGACACCGCCGGTGCCGGGGTTCGACTGACGAATTCCATTCGGCGCAGGACGATCGCGAAGCGGTTCGACGAGGCCGAAGACTACAGCGGATTCCGATGAGATCGAGCCGGTCTCTTCACCATGGGCCGGCGAGCCGCTTCTGACCCCACCCGGCGCTTCGCGCCGACCCCCGGATCAAGTCCGGGGCAGGCTCTCCCCCTTTCAGGGGGAGGTGGAGCAGCGCGCCGATGATCGTGGTCGATGGCGAGGAGGTCGTCGCCTATGTGGAGCGGCGTCTCGGCGTGACGCTCGCACGGCCGCGGCTGGTGCGCGGATTCCTCGCCGATGACGGCAAGCCCTTGGCCGCCGTCGTGTTCAACTGCTACACGCGCTCCGACATCGAGCTGACCGTCGTGGCCGAGCGCGTGACGCGCGGCGTGATCCGCTACGTCGCCGGCTACGTCTTCGATCAGCTCGGCTGCCGGCGCGCAACGGTGCGAACCAAGAAGAAGAACAAGTACGCGCAGAAAATGGCGTTGCGCTGCGGATTCAAGTTCGAATCCGTCGCCCGGCACTATTTCGTCGACGACGACGCCGTCGTCTTCCGCATGCTCAGACACGAATGCAGGTGGACGCGAGCGAAGACGCGATTAGCGAATAGCGAATAGTGGATTTCCCACCGACGGGCCCCAACGCTCTCCGCTCGCTACTCGCTACCCGCTACATGCTATCGCTATTCGCCATTCGCCAACAGGAACCCGTCATGAGAACGCCCGCCGCGCCGCCCGCGCCCGACCCGGTCCGTACCGCCAACGCGCAGGCGGACATGAACCGCGAGAGCGCGACCACGCAATACGGCCTTGCGGCCACCAACCAGGTCACGCCGTTCGGCACGCTGAACTACCGGCAGATCGGCACCTGGGACGACGGCACGCCGCGGTTCGAGGCCACGACCGCGCTGTCGCGCGAAGCGCAGGACACGGCCGACAAGCAGCTCGCGATCGAGAACCGATATGCTGACATCGCCGGCCAGCAGCTGGGGCGCGCCCAGGGCCTGCTGTCGGCGCCGTTCAACATTTCGCGGCAGAACCTGCCGGCGCCGGACCCGACGCCCGACCTCGGGCCGATGCCGGCCGCCTACGATCCGGCCAATCTCGGCGCGATGCCGCGGGGAACGGACTTCGGCCGGCTGCCGGCGATGCCCGCGGTGACGCCGCCCGATCCCGCCAGCATCCTGCCCGAGCGGCGACGAATCGAGGATTCGCTGTTTGCCCGGCTCAATCCGCAGCTCGACCGTAGCCGTGCCGCGCTGGAAACCCAGCTCAGGAATCAGGGGATCGCCTACGGCTCCGAGGCCTGGAAGGCCGCGATCGACGACGCCACGCGCGAGGCCAACGACATGCGCCTCGCCGTGGCGGGGCAGGGCGGCAACGAGCAGTCGCGCTTCTTCGACATGATGTCGCGCGCGAGCGGCCAGGGTTTCCAGCAAGGCATGGACGTGCGCAATCTCGCCGCCGCCGAGGATGCGACGCGGCTCGCGCAGGATCTCGGGCTGCGCGACAGGGAGCTGCAGGAGCAGACCGACGTCGTCGACCGGCAGCTCGCCATGCGCGGCATGCGAGGCGAGGAAGCGCAGCGCGCGTTCGCCAACACGACGGCGTTGCGTCAGCAGCTGATCAACGAATTGCTGGCCGAGCGCAATCAGCCGCTGCAGGAACTGTCCACCCTGATGACCGGCGCCTCGCCGCAGATGCCGGCGTTCCAGGCGACGCCGACCCCGAATGTCGGCGGCGTCGACCTCGCCGGATTGACGATGGACGCGCATCGGCTGGGGCCGTTCGCCCAGTTCCAGGCGGAGCAACAGAACCGGCAGGCCGTGACCAACGGATTGTTCGGCCTCGGCAACACGGCGATCGGCGGGTGGATGCGCCGGCGTTGATGCGTGACGACGGGTGCGACGCACCTCATCCCGCAACGACGAACCGATCCGGAAAGGAATGACCGATGACCAACGACGATACTGCCGCCAGGCTCACGCCGCAGGAAATCGCAGACCGCCACAGGCTCGCCGCTGAACTGATGCGGCAAGGATCGCCTGCGGACCTGCCGCCGCATCTGCATGGCGGGGCCGAAGGAGGCGGCACACAGCAAGCCCGCGACCTCATGGTGCGCCTGCTGCTCGACCCGCCGCCGTTGACCCCCGCAGCCGGCGGTGCGACGCCGGGCTTGTCCGATGCGCTCGTCATGACGGCGCCGGCCGTGCCCATGCCGTCTGCCGCTCGATCACGCTTCATCCGGGCTGAGGCGCTCCGGCGCGCTTGATGCTGCATCGCATCCTGAGGTAATGCAGCCGGACGGCTGGGAGGTCTCTTCGATTTGATCCTGACGCGCCGCAAGGTCCTGCTGGGGGCTGCTGCATCCGCGCTGACGGTGCTCGGCGGCTCGCACGCCGTCGCGGCGCGCAAGAGGGCTCCGGCCGCGACGTTCGGGCGCTTGTGGCGGGACCGCACCTACTATGTTCGTCCCGACGGGAACGACCGCAATAGCGGCTTGCAGGATTCGCGGCGCGGCGCCTTCAGGACCTGGCAGGGTGCCTACGACACGATTGCGAATTCGGTGAACTTCAACGGCAGGACCGTGTTCATCAAGGCGGGTGGCGCCGGTGCGCGTGTTTTTGCTGCGCCGCCAGGAACCGAGGTCATCGAGATTTCCCGGTCGTGGCAGGGCGGCGGAAGGCTGATGATCGTCGGGGATCGACAGGCGCCGGAAAACGTCCTGTTGTCGGCCGGCGACGCGCCGTGCCTGCGGCTGCGCGGCGATCTGTCCGGCGACGTGTACGTTGCAGGCTTTCAGCTGCGGGCGCCGGACAATTGGGGCATTCGCCATGGAGCGCGGGGAAATCTCTCCATCGGCAACCTGATTTTCGATACCTGTGCCAACCATGTCGGGGTCGAAGCTCTTGCCTCCTACATGGATACATATGCGCCCTATGTCATCGGGGGCGACGCGGAGCGGCACATCGATTGCGATTCCGGTTTCATGTACTTCCAGCATCCGGTCACGATCGTCGGCGAACGGACATTCGGTGCGTTCGTCAGGGCGCGGAACGGCGGCCGGTTCATCTCCGACATGTCGTTCGACATCCAGGGGAAGGTCCGCGGGCCTCGTTTCGAGGCGAAGGAATTGTCCCTGATCAACACGCAGGGACGCGGGCTGGAACACTTTCCCGGCAATGTCGCCGGCATCGAAACGACCGGCGGCGTATACGTTCGCTGACGCTTGGATCATGTGCAGCGAACCGACCCGATCGAAACGTGCGATCCCGGATTTCGCTGCGCTTCATCGGGGCTGCGAGCTCCTCCCCGGATTTCGCTGCGCTTCATCCGGGCTACGGCCCTGCAGTGACTGACCGGCACAGCGCCGAAACGCGACGCATTCCCATGGCCCGGCCGTCCGCCGGGCCTCTTCTTTCCGGAGAACACCGATGCCGAGAAACGGCAGCGGCACGATGAGCATCGTGCACACCGCCTCCGTCAACACGGTGATCACGTCGTCGGACTGGAACCAGAATCTCGACGACGTCGCCGAGGAGCTGACGAACTCGCTCGCGCTCGACGGCCAGTCGACGATGACGGGACAGATCAAGGCGGCGAACGGCACGGCGGCGGCGCCGGCGATCGCGTTCGGATCGGACACCGACACGGGCTGGTACCGGTCCGGCGCCGACGAGATGTCGGCCGCGACCGCCGGGACGCAGCGCCTTGCGGTCAGCCCGGCCGGGCTCGACGTCAAGTCCGGCCACTATCGCAAGG